GTAAGCGCGTTAGCAGCTCAAAAAACGCTCAATTAAAATGATGTCGATTGGATCAAACCACTTGCATTTCAAAAATATATTGAAGAGCGCTTTCTCTCTATGAAATCCGATCTCGATGAGATCGAATCTAATAACGCTATTACTGCTCCTAAACTCCTATGCACTACATCATCGGTACCAGTTTCAGTGTAAGACCCGACCCTCGTCGTGGATTTAGATCATTAGAAAATTCTTTTAATGTTAATGTTTTATATAAGCTCATTAACATTAATCAAACTAATAATGTTTTAAACTATACGTTTGATGGTGCGGATCGATCACGTGTTGTGCTTTCTTTTGAATCAAGTAAAGCTGCAGATAACTTTATTGCTAGATTACGCAATGAAGCAATACCGGATTACACAACTGATATTGGTAAAATAGATGTTTAGTACCCACCGTAAACCGATCCATAATCTGTAAGACTGTAATCAAAAACAGATTTTGATTCTATATCAGCACTATAACTATAAGGCTTTTGAGCTCCTGACGCTGCAGAATTTCGCGTATCATCGAATACTTGTTGATTAACAGCTTCACCTGATAACCCGGGCTCAAACGACCATTCGAATCGCTTAGCTTTAATCAACCAAACATAGTGACCGGCGAGAGGATTAATCTGGGCGATATCCTGGTCAAGACGCTCTGTGACCTCATAAAAATTTCCATTACGACCATTAACACGATCACTACCGTATTCCGATAGTTGAAATACATCTCCAGATTTTGGCTCTGAACCACTACCAAACGTTGCATAAAAACTATTATACGGTACAAATGCTGTAACTTCATCCTCAGAGAGTAAGCCATACTTACTAAGCATAAGAGCGTTTTCGTTTAAGTTAATACCAAAAATAATTGGCAACGGAGGCGCAAATTGTTGAGTTGGTTGCTCACCATATAGCATATCAGCTGATAATGTATTGAATGTGTTTACATAATACTGAACCTGTTGACCGTATAAGCTAATTTGCTCCTGCCAGTAATTAGCATATAGTATACGCTCGCTTTGATTGTTCGTCTTGTCAGTAAAACGTATACACGGATTAGGTGTATAGGTAATGCTCGCAGGATATATTTGCGGGGTCGGATTACCAGTATAAAAATCTTTTGTATCAATAGTCATTATTTGGTTAATGTAAAGAAACCCGATTCATGATGAGGAGCTAAATGTATCCCTGTATTACCAAGGGTACCTTTAAATTCACTAAGATTAAATTGATCTTTAAGTTTACGGGCCTTAGCGAGTGTAATTGTCTTAGTCCCGCTGTTCATTGTTTTAAGAGTCTCAAATTCCTGAACTGCGTTATTATCATGCTTACAGTACTCAGGAACAGTCTTTCCACCTGTAGCAGAATGTGAATTAACATCTGGAATCATATTAGCCATATGACGGTGCTGTCTTACCTCACCGGTCTTTTTATTAAAATGCGGATTAAACCTTTCAAAAATAAAGTCTTTAAAGCTCTTCACAGATATATTTATACAAAAAAAAGGGCCTTATTGCTAAGGCCCTTAATTTTAATTTTTGATCTTTTTGTTTCTTAGAGCTTCCGGAGGTCGCGCATCTGACCCTTAGGAGCTTTGTAGCTGTCCTTACCGGTTGAGAAAAGAACCTTACCTACGTTCTTTGAGACCTTTGAATCAACGGGTACTGGCTTAGCAGGTACGGGTGTCGTATCAGCTGTATCAGGAACTCCATCAGCTCCGCCGTAAAGATGAACCTTCTTACCCTTAGCGTCTACTTCACCGTCGATTTCACCTTCACCGATCTTACCGTCAACGTGATGTGTTGACCAGGAATCCTTTACCTGATTGTCCTTAGCACCGGTCTTTGACCAGGGAAACTGTCCACCCTTAGCAACTGTACCGGGTGTCTTAACTTCCTCGAGCTCAGTAGCTTCTTTCATAGCGCATTCGCAATCACTCTTAAGCTTACCACAATGTGAGCAATACTTACCCTCCTCTGCATCTTCGGAGTATTCAGAATCTTCTTCACCTTCAAGCTCACCATGCTGTTCTTCTTCAGAACCGAGAACGGCCATAAGAGCGTCGTGAAGCTTTCCTGCAAGCTCACGATCAAGAGTGATTGTTACTTCACCTTCGTGCTCTTCTGTACCAGGAAGGTCGAGAGCTTCGGCGTCGTGCTGCTCGGAGTCAGCAGGTGAAGTGATGTTGTCGTTCATTACATCCTCGTAGAGGCGATCAAAAATAGATTTGTTCATAAAATTATTTATAGTCTCTACTTCCATTTTTTCTGGGGCCAGTGAAAGTTTTTCAACCCCTGTAAAAGTATTCTTACCCTTGGCGTCCTTCGCCTCAAGAGGCTTAACAAGAGCTTCTTCATTTTTATTGCTTAAAGGGCCGCGTTTATCATAAGCTTTTGTCTTTAAACCTTTAGGTAATACAGCATCAGATGTTTTCTTACCAGATGTAGCGAAAGTGTCCTTAGGCGGGAAATTCTTCTTACCCTCAGTAAGTACTGTTGAGGCGTAGAATTCACCCATTTCAACGAGATTGCGTGCTTTATTCATATTGCCTAATTATTTATACTAAATGGCTACTAAAAAAGAGAAACAGCAGTTTTATCTAGGTAATGAAAGTTTACCGACACCGGATGCTTTATTCGACTATAACTCGAACCCAGAGTGGATAAAGGATATAGAAAAATGTAAAAAGAATATTCTATATTTTGCTGAAAATTTCTTTTATATAACCAACCTTGATGAAGGTAAAATAAAGATTCAGCTACACCTATATCAAAAACGTATTCTACGATCATTACGCGACAATCGATTTGTATGTATGTTATCAAGTAGACAGAGTGGTAAGGCACTTGCACTAGATACGCCGATATTAACCACATCCGGGTGGTCAACAATGGGTGAGCTTAAGAAAGGCGATCGAGTATACGGAGCTGATGGTGAACCTTGCAATATCGTGCATGCCCACGAGACCCTTGATAACCGTAAATGTTATAAAGTAATATTTGATAATGGTGAGGAAATTATTGCCGATGCAGATCATCTATGGTTTACAGAATCGAGAAATGAAAGAAAGACAAGTGGTACAGTAAAAACTACGCAGCAGATTGTCGATACATTATACGCGCCATACTGCAAAGAACCTAATCATAGAATACCTGTATGTATAAACGGAGTAACGGGAATTGAAAAAGAACTACCTATTGAGCCTTATGTACTTGGATTGTGGCTAGGGGACGGAGCGAGTGCTAGTGGTACTATAACTGTAGGTAGACGAGATATACACGAAATTATAGATATTCTTAATACCCAGCAAAAACAATTCGACAAATTAATTTTACATGAATACAAGAAAGAGGTATATACGTTGAGAATAACATCAACAAAAAATTTACACACAGAAAGTTTATCCGGATTAATCAAAAACAATAACCTAAAAAACAATAAGCATATTCCTAATGAATACATGCTTGCAGGCAGACAGCAGCGACTCGCTCTACTACAAGGGCTTATTGATAGTGATGGGTATATTAATGATAGAGGAAATGCATGTTTTTATAATACAAATTTAGAATTAGCCAAGCAGGTTAAAGAGCTCATAACTAGTCTTGGATATAAAGTTACATATAGAGAGTATGTACCTAAATTGAGAGGCGTTGAATGTAATATCTCCGCTATCGTTACATTTAAGCCAATAGAATTTGTATGTCGTCTACCGTTTAAGCGTAGTAGAATTCAGGTAAAGCCGCCTACTGCACAGTCACATCTTCGCGCACAATGGCATTATATAAAACAAATTGTTGAAGTGCCGTCGGTACCTGTTAGATGTATTACTGTTGATAGTGTAGATAATTTATATCTCGCTGGTAAGCAGTTAATACCCACACACAATACTACTCTCTTTACTATATACGCTCTCTGGATAGTATGTTTTCAACCCGATCAACGCGTTCTTATTGTTGCTAACAAAGAATCAACCGCTATTAATATTTTTAAGCGCGTTAGGATGGCTTATGAAAAATTACCGAATTATTTAAAGCCTGGTGTCGTTGAGTACGGTAAAACATCGATGTCATTAGCTAATGGTTCAAGTATTGGTATTAGCACAACAAGCAGTGACGCCGGTCGTGGTGATTCGGTAAACGTTGTTTTATTAGATGAGTTAGCCTTTATTGATAATCACCTTGTTGAAGAATTCTGGGCTTCTGTCTATCCTATTATTTCATCTTCTAAAAAATCAAAAATTTTCGTAGCTAGTACACCTAATGGAACCGGTAATCTATTTCATGAACTTTATGAAGGAGCTATGGAAGAAGATCCAGAAAAACACAATGGATGGAAGGCAGAACGTGTTGACTGGTGGGAGGTTCCAGGTAGAGATGAAAAATGGAAAAACAAGACAATCCGTGAGATGGGTAGTAGAGAAAAGTTTGATCAGGAGTTCGGTAATACCTTCCTACAGTCAGGTGAAAGCGCGATTAATGAAGCTTTCTTCGATCAGTTAAAGGCTGAATGCCAAGAACCAACATTTGTTTTTGACGATGGTCATTATCTTCTCTGGAAAGAACCAGATAAAGAACGTCTTTATGTAGTTGGCGTTGACGTAGCAGAAGGTGTAAAGGAAGCA